TTTTTATTATATATTTTATATGTATGGTCATAATCATTCTTTTCGTCTTTTGATTTAAATTCTTCTGATACACAATACCATTTATCGTCAAGTTCTGGAAAAGTTGTATCTCCATCTATAATAGTAAGAACTACAGTCAAATATACAGTATCTGAAATATCTAAAAATTGTTTGTATATACTACCACCTCCTGTTATAAAAACTTCATCTCCATACATGTTAGCTGTTTCTAATGCATCTTCTATTGAATATACTGGAATAGTATCAGGTTCATTAAAACTCTTGTCTAATGTCAATACTATATTTGTTCTATTTGGTAATGCTCCTTTTGGTAAAGAATAAAATGTTTTATCACCCATGATAATAGGTTTATTAAGAGTCAATTCTTTGAATTTTTTAAGATCACTGCTTAATCTCCACAATAATTTATTATCTTTTCCTATCACCAAATTTTCTGATACTGCTACAATTATATTTACTTTCATTCTTTATTGATTAATTTAAATTATTTATATTATTTTTCATGTAAAGTTTAATAAATAACTATTATCAAAAAAACAAAAATTCATTTTTTTTATTTAATATATATAATTGAATAAAAATAGACATATGAATTTTAATATATAATATACAAAATTAATATACAAAAAAAATAATATTGAAAAAATGACAAAAAATATTTTAAGTTTAAATGATTTCAAAGGTAAGAAATCTACTACACAAGAATCTTCAGTAAATGAAATGGTAGACGCAATTGACGATTTCTATCGTGTTAGTGTCGATGTAGATCTACCAAAATCATTAGTTGGTTCATTTATTAAGAAAGTTAAAGAAAGTTCAGGAAAAGATTTAAGAGCTGAAATGGGTGAAAAAATATTAGCTGAAAGATTAGTACAATGTGCTAATGAAAACTATTTGAATATTGAAAATCTTCCAGTTGAAATAGTAACAGGATCTGATAAAGGACCAGTTCAAGCACAGCCACAAGCACAAGGTGCTCAAGATGAATTTGGAGATGAATCACAAGTTCAACCAGCACAAGGAGCACAAGCACAAGCTCAAGTTCAGCCCGGAACAGCACAAGCTCAACCTGCAGGTAGTACTCAAGCTCAAGTTCAAGCAACTATTCAACCAAGTGCTCAATCTGCTGCTGCACAAGTTCCAGCACAAGAAATTTAATTAGAATTTAACAAAAAAAAAGATTATTACAATTAAGTAATAATCTTTTTTTTTATGTAATTTTTTTTATTTAATCTAAATAATCTGGAGTTTTCAAAATAAGTCTATCAAATATATTTAAAAGTCTTTCATCTGATAAAAAAGATTCAGCTAATTCATTTTTGTCATCATTATGACTCATATATTTATATCCATTATCAAGAATATAAATTATGATAGATTCTTGTTCCTCATCTGTTAAACTAAGAATAAAAATCTTAACTTCATCTTTCTGTTCAGATGTCATTTTCATAATGTCAAAATTTTTGATTGAATCATAAAATTTTGAATTTTTGATTACATCAAATTCCTCAATTTGTTTAAATTTAATTTCTTCCATAATTTTTTTATATATTTTTAAATTTTAAATATTTTAAATGTATAATCTCCATCATCTTGTACTGCAAACTCAGTTTCAACAGACCAATCATTAAATGGAAAATCAAATCCATCATCAAAATAAACATAATTATCATCAATAGTATGAACTTTGGTGTTTTCTTTAATACTACCATCTTCATAGTGCTTATATTCAACATAAACTTCATCTCCTACTTTAAGGAGTTTTAATTCTGATAATGTATACAATTTTTTCATATTTCAATTATTTATAGTACAAAGATACAACATTATTAGTAATATACAATACAATATAGACAAATAATATTCATTTAATTATAATTAACAATATTAGTTAAAAATTAAATGATATTTAAAATTTAATATATAATAAAAATTAATAAAAAATATGTCAATAAAACGCTATAGTGATTTTGATACATCAAATGTACAAAATATTCCTACTGAATCTAAAATATCAATAGATAATTATTCTAAAGATGAAACTATTAAAGAAGAAGTGTTATTAACGCCTAAAGATAGCTCTGATTTGACAATTGAAATATTAGAAGAAAAAATAATTAAATTTAATAGCGGGCATATAACTGATATTCTTGAAACAATAAAAAATAAGTATTCTGATACTGATTACTTCATTAGAAAAAAAGATAATCAATTGCATATTGTTAAGTATAATGAAACATTAAAAATGAATATTAATGAATTTGTTAATAGCTTATTGAAATTCTACTCCACAAAACCTGAATTGAAAAAAATAACAGAAGGAATAAAAGTAAAAGGAAATGATAAATTTTCAATTGTTGAAAATATGCATCCAAAATATTCTGAAAAGTTTATCAATGATATAACATCTTTACTCTCAAAGAAAAATTAAACAGTTAAATAGTTGTATATTAGAAATATTTTTGTATCTTTGTAATCTAATTATAAAGATATAAATTTATGGCCGCACCAAAACTTCCAAAAGATATAAATTATTGGTTAAAAAAAGGCAAATCTGGAAAAGATGTATGCTTAATTACACACGATGACTTAGATGGAATAGTATCAGCAATTATAATGAAAAATTATTTAATTCATCAAGGTTTTACTATTAAAAAGTATGGTATTATAAATTATCAAGAAGGAGTTGATGCATTTAAACTTGATAATAGTTTAATTAATATCACATTAGACTTTGCTAATGATGATGAGACATTTGATTACTATGTTGATCATCATGGAATTTTTTCAGAGGAGGAAAAAATAAAAGCTCAAAAGAAAGGTAGTATAAAAACTAATACTGGCTCTGCTGCTGAAGGGTTAGCTATTCAATTAGGCATACCTTTTTCAAATGATACAAAAGATTGGATAGATATGATAGATTCAGCAAAGTATGATGAATATGATGTTGATATAAAAGGAATATTAGATTTTGACTTAAATAATATTATCAATAGTCCTAATGCAAAATTAAATTTTGCAGCATCTTTCAATCAAATGCTTAAACGTTCTGATCACAAAACATTTATTGAAGTTATAAATGCTTCTAATGAGCCATCAATATATAATATATTCAGACTATTCAAAATATTCTATCCTAAAAATAATCCTAATTTCAAAAATGGTGATGAGCCTGAATTTGTATCTGATGCATATTCTAGATTATCTCAAATGAAAACAAAAACTAGGGGAATTGGAGATAAATCACAAGGCTTCACAGAAGATGGTAAAAAAATAATATTTTCATCACAAGATGAATTTTGGAAAAAATTTGCGCAAAACATTCCATATATAAATTATGATGATGATGGTAATGCTATAAACTCAGATGAATTAAAATGGCAAGTTAAACCTGTGGTGTATCAAATAATTGGAAATTTAATGTATGTACCATCAGGAACTTGGGCTAATGCATTAAGAGCGAAATCTATTTTTTCACAAGATGTTGAATCAGGAATAATAAAAAATAATCCTAAACTAAACTTCGTTTTACTACAATATGGAAACACTCTTCAAATTGCAAATTTGACTACTAAAATGTCAGATATGTCAGAAGAAGATTTACCAAAAGACAAAAATGGATTATCAATTGACAATTTAGGATCATATATGAATGGTTTGTTAAAAAATTTCAATCAATATATGGATTATAATGATGAAAGAACTGTTGCAGGAGGACATCCTGGTATCGGATCAATATCTAATATATTCAAAAGCTGCAAAAAAGATAATTATAAAAATATAAAATTTTTAGATTTATTAAGAAATAAAATTATTAATGATATTTCAGGAGTTAAATGGGGTATTACAATGGCTTGGAATGAATCAGACGAAAAAGGAAAAGTATTTGCTCCTGATGAAGTTAATAAGAAACTAATTGACATTGAAAATATCAGTAGTGAAAATGATATTAAAACTGAGAATGATGAACTTGAAATATTAAATTATATTGTTATTAACAATATTAAAGATAAAATATTATTTTTTAAAAATGAAACAATTAGAAAAATTTACGATATTTGGTTGAGTACAGATTTCTATGAAGTTAAATCTAAAAAAGTAAAGCCAGATGATTTAGAAAAAATATACTTCAAAAAAAATAAAGAAATAGAAAATAGTATATTATTTAAAGAAATTTACACCAGATTTGAATTAAATGATATTTATAGTGATACTCTAATAGATGCAAGAAAGACACAAAGGAAAGAGCTTAAAAGGGTATTCAAATACATATTCAATATAATGAATAGTTTTTATATTAAGAATGACATAAAGAAAAAATATGATAATATTATAAAAACAAAAAAGACACTTATTTAAGTGTCTTTTTTTATTATTTTTTTTATATATAATAAAAAATAAAAATAATATAATGAGATATATTAAAAATTATGAGGAAAAAATTAACGAAGAATTTAAAATACCTCAATTTATTAGAAATTATAAAGAAACAGGAGATTTAATAAAAGATAAAGTATATGAAAATCTTCAAATCGCAAAAGATAAAATAAATGATCCCGAAAATATTCGTAAATTAAATGATTTTTTAGATAATGTAGAAGAGACAACTACAAAAATTTCTAATACAATGAAAAATAATAGAAATCTAAAAATAATAGAAAATATGTTGACTGGTAGTAAATGGATTGCTATTGTAACATCAGTTTACCAATTAATATTTAATACTACAATATCACTCACTAGTTTTAGTTTAGGTGGAATAGGGGCAATTAAAATTGCATTGTTTTTATACATATTAAAATTAATAGTTAATATATTTAGGAATTATAATAATTTTATATCCTTGACAAAAGCAGCTAAAGATTTTGTCATTAATATAACCAAAATATTTAAGACTACTAATAATTCAAACAATCCTGTCATAAATAATAATTCGTCTGATAATATTAGTGAAAGTTATATTCTATATTTGACAGAAAAAGGAATTATATAAAAAAAATTGTTTTAATGAATCACGTAAAATTAATTACAGAGATGTATAATAAAAATCCAGAGTATGAAACAAACTCATTTGGATGGAAAATTCCAGTAAGAAATTATATTGATGATGTATTTGATCATATATCATACATATATTGTAATGATAAACATATAAGTGAAAAATCATTTAATCAATTAGATGAAGCAGATTCTTATATAAAAAGTATTTTTGATAATAATTCAGAAATATTAGAAGAAATTAATAATCTTAAAGATAAAAGAATAGAGTATACAGCAGAGTTTATTTATGATAGATATTTTAAAAATGTAAATTGATAATATGAAAGTAAATAAATATAAAGAATATTTAAAATTTAAAGATAAGTATGAAATTATTAGACAAGAAATTATGAATCTAATAGAAGAATATTATATTTTTAATGATAATTTCAGAATAGAACATCTTGGAGATACAAAGCATAGCTATATGTCAATTACTAATTTAAATAAATCTGATGAAAAAGATTATGAAACTGGAGAATATTGGTATTGGGTTGAATACCACTATCCGTATGCAGATAAAAATTTTGATAAAATAAGTCAAAGTGAATTTGATGATATTATGAAATTTATAGACAATCCTGAAGTATATAAAAAAGCAAAAAAATTTAACTTGTGATATGAAAGTAAATAAATTTGAAGAAATAAACGAAAGTTCAAGAGTAAGAGGATATTATATTAATTCTGAAAATGGTGAATTAAGAACAGGATATACTCACAATTCTAATATTTTTTTAACTGATGAAGAATATAAAAGAATAAAAGGATTAGCAGATAGTATTAAAGCATCTTGTGAAAATTATAATGATATGAAAGAAACTAAAATTTCAATGCTAAGAGCAGCAATACATAAAGTTAAAGATGATTCTGAATTTATGAAGACAACAAATAAATTTAATATTTAATTACATATGAAAAATGTAATATTATTATTAACTAAATCATCATCACAGGTTATTATTAATCAATACAACAAATTAAAAACAGAATTAAATCCCGAAAAATATGACATTTTTATTTTATATCATGATAAAATTAATAATATTCCTAATATAATAAAAAATGAAAATTATTTTTCTTTTAATAACAACATTCTACAAGAATTAAATTTTAAACCGATTGGTAAATTTTTATTACCAGGTAGTAATCACTTTCCCCTTTTTAAATTTAAAAAAATTCATTCTGAATACAAATATTATTGGATAATTGAAGATGATGTTAGATTCAATGGTAATTGGAATACATTTTTTGGTGAATTTGAAAATTTTAATTGTGATTTTTTATCATCTAATATGAGAAATTATATAGATGATTCATCATGGTGTTATTTTAATTCATTGTCTCACCCTATTATAAAAATAAAAGATGAAAATAAAATAGCATCATTCAACCCAATATACAGAATATCAAATAATTCAATTGATTATCTTAGTGATATGTTTTTAGATGGTTGGTCTGGACATCATGAAGTATCAATTTCAACTTTATTAAATTATGGAGGATTTCATATTGCAGATTTTGGAGGTAACGGAAAATACACTCCAGATGAATTTAAAAATAAAAATTATAATATAAATGATAGTAAAACTCACATTTATAGACAGATTTTCACTGAAGTAGGAAATATTCCTGATGTAATTTATCATCCAGTTAAAAATTTTAAAAATAATTAATAATTATTTTCTTTTAGATGCTAATATAATATCAATTGATTTGTTGATGTCTCTATCAGAAATTCTCATATCTTTATACTTATCATGTATTTCTACTTCAGTATCTCCTATATTAATTTCCTTCAATTCTTCTTTAAGATCTTTGAAAAACTCTTTCATACTTTTTTGTAATTTATATAGAGTCTCAATACAATCTTTCATTTCTCTTTGAAACATTGATACTGCTTGAAATAAATCTGCATCAGAACTACCATTATCTATTTGTTTCATTAGATTAATTAATCCTCTTTTAGAACAGGATATAGAGAATTTTAAATCAGAAATTGCAAGAGCATCATTTTTAATTATGTTATTTATATTTTTATTTAACATAATATCTTCTGATAAATATAAATTTGCTATACATTCTAATGTTTCTTTTGATTCCTCTCTGATTACTTCCAAATCTTTTTCATAATCATGCATTTCAATTTTAAAATTCAAGTCTATGTTATTATTAACTGGAAAAAACTCAGATGGATCAAAATCCAATTCTTCTTGAGCATCTTCTATTTCAGTTTTTAACTGTTCTATATTTGATTGAAATGATTCTCTGTAGTCTTGTGCGGTTGGTGTTTCACTTTTAGCCATAAAAATAACTTTAATTTTTTAATATATATAAATAAATATAAGTTAGAATATATAATATGATAAAAAAATATAACATGTTTCTATTAAATGAAAATATATCTATGTCAAATGAAGATATAATTGAAATACTAAAATCATTAGAGACAGAAGACAATAAAAACTCTATTTTAATTAAAAGATTAGTTAATTATACTGATAAAAGTGGTAAGAATGTACTAATGAGCGTAGTATCATCTAATAATATTGATTTAATAGATTATATTTTGAAATTTGATGTAAATTTAAACCAAGTAGTAACAAGTACTGGAGAAAACGTATTATTTTTTTGTAAAAACATTAATGTATTTAAAAAATTATATGAATTAGGAGCCAATGCGAATCAAATTACTAAAATTGATCGTACAGTATTAAATTCACTATCAAGAAAGAAATTATTTAATGTTGAGTTATATCAAAAAATAATTACAGATGATGTTGATATAAATAAAATTGATATGAATAATGAATCTGTTCTTACTGGATCTATATTAAATAAAAAAATATTGGAATTATTATTAAATAACAATGTGAATTTGAATGGATTGGATCAATCAAATTTTTTATATAGGTTATCTTATGAACTAAATTATTATCCTAAAAAACAAAATATAATATTAGACATATTTAAAATCCTATTTAAAAATGGAATGATAATTCAAAACGAGACAAATTTTATAAATATATTAAGATTAGATTCAAATAATATAGATATTATATATGATTTCATTGTTCCACTAAATAAATATATAACTGATAATATGATAATATTAATTTATGATAAATTATGTCATGAATCTGGAATGGATAGAATAAAGATGGCTAATAAATTATTGAGATTAGGCTCATATCCTAAATTCTACAATAAGTTAAAAAATAGTTTTAGAGAACAATTCTATATCGAATTCGCTGATTATATAAAGGAGAATCCATTTTATGAAGATGCCGAAAAATTTAACTTGTAATATTAATATATACACAAATATGAAACATTTAAAAAAATTTGAGACTAATTATAACTATAGTAGCACTGAGCCATATATTATAGAATTTGAAATAGTAAATAAAATAATTGAGTTTATTAAAACAAATAAGTTGAAATATATTGACAATATTAAAATATATGATGGTGAATATTATATAACATTAGGAAAAATTGGAAATTATGACAATACTTTATTGAAATATAAATATCCAGGTGATGAGCCAATAGAAATTATGATAGGCATACCTAGAAATGAAGGAGTTGATATTAATAATAGTATATTAGAACAAATAAGAAAATTAACAGAAGAAGATATTAACGTTCTACATACTAAACAAGCATCATCAAAATTTAACATATAACACAAAAATAACATAAAAATTATGGAATATTACGATCAATCGTATTTAGACTTATTCAAAAAAGTTAATACCCAAAAAATTGAAACATCAAATCAATCATATGAACAATTAAGAGGAAATGATAACTCATTTAATTCTCAAATGTTAAAAGAAACTCCTGATTATACTAATTATAACAAAAATTATAGTAATTTTAATAATCAAAATTTAAATGAAGTAAGAAGACAAGAATACTCACAAGATTTCAATATTAATGAATTTAATATTGAAACAAGAGTAAATGGTCAGATTATAAATGAAGTTAAACAAGAGGAAAAAGGAAATAAGTTAAATGAAGTTATGCAAAAACTTCGTGACGAAAGACTAAATGAAATTAAACAATCACAAGAACTTCAAAGTTTAAATGAAAATATTGATTTTTCAAATTCTGATTACATATCAGTAGAAATGTTTGAAAAAGCAAGATACAATTCAATGATGCAAGTCGCTAATAGAATTAATCCAAGATGAAATATAATAAAAATGAAATTGGAAATGTTTAAAGAATATTACATAGGAAGAAAAGGTTTTTATCATAATAAAAATGTAATAATTATATCTAACAGATACGATGAAATCGAGTATCAAGATTTTGGTTTTATTTTTGACAATTTTGAGATTTCTATTTTTTTTGATGATGGTTCTAAAAAAATAGTTAAATTGAAAGGCAATTTAATAAAAAGACAAATTAAACTAAAATTTTAAAAATGATTTTTATTATTTAATATATACAAAAAAACAGAAACATACACATGAATAAGATCAAAGATTTTAAACAATATAATGAAAGTTTATCTTTAACTGAAAAATTGTCAGATTTACAAATAGAATACAGAGAATATTTCAAATTTATACTTGATTGTTATGATGTAAAATCACCAGCCAAATTATCAGATGAAAAGAAAAGTGAATTCTTTGATAACGTAAACAAGTATTGGACTAAAGGAAAAGGTGCAACTAAAGATTTAGATAAAATAAAAATAGATATCTGCGGTGAAGAAAAAGTAATTAAAAAATAATATATATACAATATAAAAATAAAATAATAAACACATGAAAGATAGCAAATTAAATAATCTACTTAGCATTGATAATTTCTCTGAAAAAGAAGTTTTCAAAAACGCAAAAGCAACTAAAAGAACTGAAGTAGCAAAAGACATTTTAGAAAGAAAAGAAGAATCTGGTGAAAACGTATCAGAAAAATCAAAAACCAAAGAAGAACATTCATATGGTAAATTAAACAACCTTTGTGATCTTGAAAATTTTACTGAAAAAGATTTTTTCAAAAGTTATGGTCCAACTAAACGTACTGATGTAGCAAAAGACATTCTTAAAGAATTCAAAAACATCAAAGCAGATGATGACGAAGATGATGATAAATATGAAAAGAAAGGTAAAGTCGTAAAAAAACTTAAAGATGACGATAAGAAAGATAAAGACGATAAGAAAAAACCAATGAGCAAATCTAAAAAAGAAGATGAAGATGAAGATGACAAAGATGGAAAAAAAGAATTGTCAGCAGCTCAAAAGAAATTACCTGAAAGTTTACAAAAGGTTATGCTAAAAAGAATGAACAAATAAAATTATGAAAAAAACTTATTTTTTTGGATGGACAAATATTAAAAAATTTATTACTGAAATAATAAAAATGTATTCGAATAAAGATTCTTATTTTTCTAAAAAGAGAGTAGAATCATCTATTGCATTTATAATTGGACAATGGGGTATGATTTATTTTTTACTTCAATCAATAAGCACATTATCAGCGGGAGATTTCGCAATCTGGGCTGGTGTAGAATTTGCAGTAGCTGGATATATTGTTCATTATATACAGCAAGAAAAAAAGGTTATAAATACTGTTGATACTACTAAAACTGATTCTAATGATAATACAACAGCAATCAATACAGTTAAAACTGACTCTACTGAAAAATAATTCACAAAATTAAAACAAAAAAAAGCTTCATTTTTTATGAAGCTTTTTTTTATTTTGACATTTTTAATTCTTCATCTTTAATTCTATTCTTTGAAACATTAAAATATTTTATATCTAATTCAATTCCTATGAAATTTCTATCATATCTTAAACATGCAATTCCAGTTGTTCCACTACCCATGCAATTATCTAATACAGTATCACCTTTTTCAGTGTATGTCTTTATTAACTCACTCAGTAAATCTATGGATTTTTCTGTTGGATGCTTTACTATACTTGGATGAGGTTTAGGAAATTTCCAAATTGATTTAGGGTATTTTAAAGTTGTTCCTGCTCTTGAATCATCAGTACTTTTAAATTTACCATAATTTTGATTCTTAGGAATTTTATTCATATATGTTTTACCTTTAGAATGTAAAGGAACTCCAGTGTCTATCATTTGAGGAAAATACTTAGGTAATTTCTTATAAAATACTGCAATCTGCTCATGTGATCTAAGTGGCATACGTTTAGAATTTAAAAATCCTGTTGTCAATTCTTTGTCCCAAATAATATCATATCTAAACATCTTTCTATTGCTATTAACCAAGTCCACATAGAACAATCCTTGAGCAAACAATACAATTGCACCATTAGACTTTATTATTCTCTTATACTGCTCCCATAAAGGTTCAAATGGTATTTTCAAATCTTTTTTATTTTGGGTAACTCCAAAAGGCAAATCGCACAAAATCAAATCAACAGATTTATCTGGAATATCTATCATCATCTCTAAGCAATCACCATTTTTTAAATCATACATATTATTTTGTTATTTTATATTATTTTATTTTATATTATTTTATATGTTATTATTGGTAAAAAGATTTAATTTTTTTGCAATATCCTTTATATTTTGTTGGAATATCACTATCAAAATCACAAATATTCCATTCCTGTTGATTAATCATTGAAGATAATGTTCTTTGGGAATTTTCTCCAAACATTATCTTATGAGAAGGATGAGAATCTACCCAAGCTCCATGTAGCATACTCCAATAAACTAATGATTCCCATTTAGTTGAAATTTCCATTGGACAAAATAATTCTACAGTATCACCAGCATATATATTTTTACCAAAATCATCTTTGTATATTAAATATTTCTTCTTATAATTTTGTATTGTCATTTGATTTAGAAATTATTTCATTTAATTTATCAAGTCTTATTTTTATTTTTTCTTTTCTTATTTGTTCAATCTTATATTGTTGACTTAATATAGTCCACTCCTTTAACATGCTAGTAACTGAATTTGTCTTTATTTGATCAGGTAATTCATCTCGACTGAATTTAACATCAAATTTTGTTTCGTCTATTGTTATTTTCATTTTAATTTTTTTAATTTTTTATATCTAATATATGATTTTGTTTCTTGATGTTCATAATAACTCCAAATTTCTTTCAATTGAGATTCATCTTTAATACGACTTTCATCATCAATCTCTATAACATTAACATAAAATGTTTTTGGTGTGAAAGGAATTTTTATTGTTTGTTTGCTTGTAATACTTTCATTCTTATTATTAAGTGCTCCGCCAGTATATGATGAATTATTTTCATCAACAAAAACAATTGCATCCAAATAATATGGACTACCATCAGTTGATACTTTAAAAACAGCACTACAACGATTATTCTGAAATAACATTTCACTATCATCCATAGTCACATCAATCCATTCATCATCAGTACACATGATAGGTGCAATTGGCTTAAAATTAGCTAATTTTGTAAAATAACTAATAGCATATGACGCTGAAAACCCAGAATGTCCTTGTTTAGAAAAAACTTCTAGTAACTCTAACACATTTTCTTGTACCCATTTATCTGGATCATTTTCACATTCTTCAACAGGTTTATAACCTATTTTTAGAAATTCTCTTTTAGCGTGTTCTATTAAATTACTCATTTTTATTATCTACTATTTTTCCAAGTTTATTTCTTCTTAATATATTATTAAATACTTTGTATAATTCTGTATCAGATTCTAATTTATTTATGATTTGATTTGCTTCTAATATCAACAATTTTTCATGCTCATTTTTTTTTTCATCTTCAGTCATATTCAGAAGTCTATCAATTTCACATCTATAAACATCTAATTGATTTTTTTTTAATTCTTTAAATAATTTATTGATTTGTTCGAACTGTTTATTACTTTCATAAAATGGATTAATTGAATTGATTATAGTTTTTATTATATCTTTAAAAAGTTTCATTTTAATTTTTTTAATTTTTTTAATTTTTCTTTTCTTGAATTGTAATTTATATATCTGTGACATCTATTACAAGCCCAACTATCTGGCTCATATTGTTTATCTGGTTGATATGGTTTGTGACCATTTATTTTACAAATCAATGGCATAAATGTATCATCAAAAGTAATTCTATCAAAATTTTTAATTAATTTCCAAGTTTTATTCCAATTCTTATATTTAATATAATGAAATAAATTTTGTGTTTCTCTACCACATCCCATAACTATTCAACATTTTTATTTTTAATTTTCTATATTCTTTTATTGACATAAAATCACATTCAAGATACCAACTTTGAATAGTGGTTCCAAATTTTACAGAATATAAAATATCAGATAAATTATCTGAATATCGATATGAATATCCATATATTTTATATGTTTTATACTCCTTGAGATTCCATCCATAAATATTTTTAGAATTATTTATGAATATAACGTTATCACCAACATGAAACTTCATATTTTAGATATTAAAAATTAAATGATTTGTTTTGTGTTTTTGGTTTTTCTGATGTGAATAATGCATCGAATTGTCTCTTGTTAAATTCTGTGTCTCCATATTGTCCATCAACATGATATTTATTGTCTTTGGTGTGTGAATAATTGTAGGTTTTGTTATTTTCAAACTGCCCGTAATCTAGCTTACATATAGCTCTCATTATTATTTATTTATTTTTTATAATATATTTATTACTTTACCATATACATTTTTGGTCCAGCCATTTATGTGTCCTTTATTGTTACCGATAAGAACTCCTTGTTCTAAGTTTTTTGATTTTACTAAGTGAGTATATAATTTTCCGTGATATTTACAATAAACAATATCTCCTACATTTACTGATTCCCAAGTAGCTGGTTCTAATGTTACAGGTTGTTTTGATTTTATTAATGGAAGCATTGAGTTTCCTGGCTCTTTACTAATAATTGTTTCTCCAGCTAAAAGTCTTTCAACTTTATTATTTGTCATATGATTTTTTATTTATAATTATAATTATGATGAACTGATGCAAAAACTCTTCCACTAACTTCTATATTACTATAAATTCCTTCTGGCGTGTCACATTTTATATCATAATTTACTGTGTAACCATCATTACTCCATTCTGCAGTTATAATTGATCCACAATTATATACTCTATTCCAATCATTAAATCCTTTACCTCCGTGATCACAAGAAGAACCACAATATGGACATGTTTTATATTCTTTATTGTGATTCCAATCAAAATCACCTTTTTGTCCGTTTAAAATGTATTTTGTCATAAAAAGTTTGTGTTATTAAATAATTTTGTTATCTTTGCAAAATCTAGTTGAGTCTAGTTCGGTTTAAAATTATATCACTTATATCACATAAATAAAAAAAGTTTTATATTTTTTAAAAACATTCAATTCAAAAAAGTATATATAAAAATTAAAGATAAAATAATACATAAAATGAAGAAAAAATTAGATAAATATTAGATTATTAAAAAATAATCTAATAAAAAATGAAAAGAATCAAATGTAAAAAATCAGATGTAGTAACTGACAACAGAACCTACAACATTCTAAATAATGATAATACAGATCCTTATTGGGACGAAGGATTACACTTTTATCCAGAACAATCAAGAATAACAAGAAAGTTTAAAAAGAAACAATTGCTAATGTATCAAATAAGAATGTATAAAACTTGGAAGCACAATAGAAGTAATCAATATAAAGTAAAATAATTATGTTTTTTTTTAAAAGTAAAATAAATGAATTGACATATTTACGTCAATATACACATCATAGTGATTATGATTCATCAGAAAAAATGAAATATGAATCAATTGATAGTATTATGAAATACTTCAGAAAAATGATTGATATTGATGAAAAATGTGGATTATCAATAGAATCAAAATTTAAAGATGTTATTTATCCTGTTTTTGATTTAGATTGTAAATCTAAATATGAATTATTTAAAACTTTACATGAAGATACTCCATATGTAATATTCATAAGTAGTTGTAACGATGACGATGATGATGAAAAAAAATATCACTATTGGGGAATTATTGGAAATTCTAACAAAAAATTCAAAGAATTAATATCAAATCAAAATTGGAAAATCTGCAATGATAATAATTATGTAAAATTTTCAACAGAAATAAGTAAAATTCTAATTAGAGGAATATTTGAAAATAAAAATAGAAAGCCAAAATTATTTGAAAAAAATGGTATTCTATCTGAAGATTTTGAAATGTTCATATCTAAATTAGAAAGTCATTATAATACTAATGGCTTTGAATTGTCAGTATTAAGATATAAGAATACTGAACTATTGATACAATTCAATAGAAAATTAAAATTGAAAAAGATAAATTATAGTGAAAAAGAATAAAAAAAATGAAAATATTTTTAATGTAGTTAACTTAGATTTTGCAAGCTTATATCCATCCTCATTTAAAATTGATGAACGATTGATTGCTGAGCTAAATAGAAAAAAAACAAATGAAAAAAGACGGCAAAAGCTTGAAAAAATAAATAACTTAAAATGAAAAAAATAGTAAATGGATGTTTAAATTGTCCTTTTTGTCATACTGAGTATGATTATGATACAATAGGAAAACCAGACACTGATGTATGTGTATTGTCAAATTATTTAAAATTAAATAATCCTTATATTGATTTGAATGAAAATGAATATAAACCAAAATGGTGTCCTCTTATAAATGATGATTATACTTTTAAATTTAAAGAATTTTCTGATAAAACAAAAAATGAGATACTAACTTTAAATAAAAAAATATCTGAAAATGAATACCAATATGGACAAGATTATGAAAATGATGAATTTGATTATATTGCGAATAACATAGAAAACAAAGAATTATATAAAAAATTAGATGAATTGATGAATAATGATGAATTATCTGATTACAATGAAGACATCAAAGAAGAATTTAATAATAGTATAGATCAAGTTAAAAATCAATTGAAAAATTTAGAAGCACTTGGTACAAAATTAAACGATGAATTGAACAATTTAGGTAATATACATTAATCTAAATATTATGAAAATAATACCTATAAAATCAAAAAAACAAGATAATGGTTTGTGGGGTATGCCTAAAAATTGTTATTATATCGAACACTATTTTCAATTAGAAGAAAGAAATGAATTTATTTTATCTGCATTAATAAATTGTTTGAATACTAAATTTAATGAGAGATTTGAAATGTCTCTTTTGAGTGAAAAAAAGATTTATTTTAAATTTGAAAAACATGGAACTGTGATTCTTTCATTTAATGATTATGAAGTATTTAATGATAAGTTGTATGAATTTGATAATGTTAATGAACATAATATTTTTATGAGAAAACAGAAATTAATAGAAATTAATGTATAAATACAACAGCAATTCACCAGAATATCAAAAATTACTTGAAGAATTAAAATTATATTATATAAATATACTTAAAGAATCAGAGTTCGGATATAATGTATATAGTGTATTAAGATTTATGAAAAGTGATAATAACAATTATGATTATATTGTTTCTGTTAAATTAGAAAAAAAATATAAATTAACAGGATATCATTATGTTATAGAACATCATTATTTATCTGAACTTCAATTAAATAATATAAGCAGAATAAATAAACTGAATAAATTATGTCAGACAACATAGTATCTAATTTAGATACTAAATCATATCTACTGTTATTAAGAGAATTGAAAAAATATTATAACAAAAAATTCAATAATAAATATGATTTTAGTATTCGTGAAATAGTTAAAGAATTCAATTCATCACTTTATACTGTAGTTATTATATTTCATTATAATAGTAAACATGATAGTTATGAAATTAAAATTTTAACTGAACTTCAAGTGATTTCAATATTGAGAATATCTAAACTAAATAAAATAAATGAAAGACACAGAATTAACTAACGATGATTTTAAAGTAGGACAAATTGTCACTTGTGTAACATTTGATGATAATGATTACTGGGATCAACATTTGACAGTAGGGAAAAAATATAAAATTGAGGATATTGATTGGCATTTTGAAAATAAAATTGTGGTAAGAAGTGATAACAAAAAATTGAGTCAATTTGTACCAATACGATTTTTTTCTGATAAAAAAATAATTAGAAAAATGAAATTAGAAAAACTGAATAAAATATGTACAAAGTAGGAGATATTATGGTTTGTATTGATAATACGCCTAAATCTGATAACATTTTTTATGATTTCATTTCATATTGTTTAAAATACAAAAAATCAAATCCTTTAGAAATAAATAAAACATATACCATTAAAAAAATTCAATCATATTGGGATGATGATGGAAATTGCTATGAATTACTTGATGATACTAGCAGTAGATATCAAAATACTTCATATATGTTAGAAGAAGTTGAGGAAATATATGGATATACAGTTTTTGATATAAATAGATTTATTGGGTTAAAAGAATATAGAACATCAAAACTAAAAAAATTAAATGAAATATGACAAAATTATAGTTGGAGATTTTTTAATTTGCATTAAAAATGATTATACAAATGATAACCTCATAACAGTAAATAAAGAATATAAAGTATTAGAAATAGGTAGAAATTATAGTACAATAACAATAATGACAGATGTTGGTATCATATGCGATATAATATTTTATTCATTTTTCATTAGTAAAAGAATTTTAAGAAAAAATAAATTGAATAAATTGAATAAAATATTTTGTGAATTGGATTAATTGTTGTACATTTGCAAAAAATATTAAAAAATAGAATTAAATTAATTAAAAAAAGTAGGTAAAATTATGATTGAGTTAAAAGGTAAATATACAGACGCTAAAATATTTATAGATGAAGTTGAAGAAGGAGTCTATACACAAATATACAATGTCATTAACTCAGAAACATCTAATGGGTTGAAAGTCAGACTAATGCCAGACGTGCATGTTGGCTCAGATATTTGTATTGGGTTTTCCATGGAATTGGGTAAGTATCTCAAACCAAGCACTATAGGTGTGGATATCGGCTGCGGGATGCTAAGTGCTAGATTTTCAGGTAGAACCACATTAGATTTAGAAAAAATTGATAATCTGATACGTGAAAATGTTCCTATGGGATTTGGTATGCACGAAGATATCAAATTTAAAAATATCCCTTTTGGTGATGTTCAAGTAATTGCAGATAACTTCATTGTAAAATTTAACGAAAAATTTGGGACATCTTATGATTCTCCATCATACAATGATAAATGGCTAACATCTAAATTGAAAGATATTGGAATTGATGAAGGTAAATTTTACAAATCTATTGGTACATTAGGAGGTGGTAACCACTTTATTGAACTTGGTAAGTCAGATAAGACTAATGATTATTGGGTAACAGTCCACTCTGGGTCAAGAAACTTTGGACTTAAAATTGCGGAATACTGGACTAAAGTTGCAAGAGGTAAAGTATTCGTTGCAACCAAAGAATATAACATGGAATTGGATGACATTACAATGAATACTTATCCTAAATCTGATATTGATAAAAAAATAAAAGAATTAAGGACAAGATACAGTCTTAATATTGACAAAGAATATTTAGATGGTGAGTATCTTATTGGATATCTATTTGATATGATTTTTGCTCAACAATATGCTCTATGGAGTAGAAAAACAATGTTATCATTGATAAAAAAAGCATTGAATATCAAAAAGTTTGATGAAGAAATTCATTCAATACATAACTATGTTGATTTCAAAGATTTTATCATAAGAAAAGGTGCAATCTCATCTTATGTTGGTGAAAAAATGATTATACCATTCAATATGAGAGATGGAATACTTATATGCGAAGGTAAATCAAATGAAGATTGGAACAACTCAGCACCACATGGGTCTGGTCGTTTGATGTCAAGATCAAAAGCAAAAGAGTCAATTGATTTAAAAGATTTTCAGAAAGTAATGAAAGGTATATATTCAACATCTGTATGTAAAAGTACAATTGATGAATCACCATTTGCTTACAAAAACTCTGATATGATTGAAAAAGCTATCGAGCCTACTGCATTAATTCTTGATAAAATAAAACCAATCTTAAACATAAAAGATAAATCTGAAGGTACATCTTGGAAAGATAAGAAAGAGCAAAAAAAGAAAGATAAGCAACGTAACAACGAAAGAAATGAAGTTTCTTATCAAAAGATGAAAAAATTCTAAATAAAAAAGGATGAAAAAATTATTTTCATCCTTTTTTTTTGCGAAAATTTGTAAGATACAAATAATTTTATTATCTTTGCACAAAATATAAAAATGACAGAAGAAGATAGAAAAAAATATGAAGTAACTCTTAGAGAAAATCTATTAAAGCATATTGATGATTTAAGAGAAAAAATTTCAAGTAATGAGATTTTTCCACATGGAAGTCAAGATTTAGAATCATTAGTTGAAATTGATGATAATATTGAAGCTTGTTTAAATTGTTGGTATTATTAATCTTAAAAATATGAAACAAGTATTAGATGAAACTAAACAGATTCATTATGTAGATGAATGTGAGATTATAGAATTTATAACAATAAATTCTAACATGGAATGGAACGACTGTTGCGATTATATAAGAGAGCATAATATATCATCAGTAGAAGGTATATCTCATTGGATAAAATCTGAATTAATTGAAGAAAATAGAGATGATTATGACACAGAAGCATATTATTGGGTATTAGCTTTTTTTGAAGCACATCCTTGGATAAATAAAATGATGATTGTTTTTGACAGTTAAAAAAATATATAATGTCAATTTGTCATATACTATGACTCATTGTCATTATATTTGTTTTGGCATAAGATTTGAATAATAAGAAGTAATTAAATAATAATGTTTAAATTAGGAGAAATTGTAGTTTGTATTGATGATAGTGATGATACTACTACATATGAACCATATAAAAATTTAAAAAAATACTCAACATATGAGGTAAAGAATGACGGATATTATTTTAATACTATTAGTGTTTCATTAACTGATATAAAAGGAAGATTCAGAGTAACAAGATTCATGTCTGTTAAAGAATATAGAAAATTAAAATTAGAAAAATTAAATAAAAAATAAAAAAGTAAATTATGGGAAAAATTATTGGAATTGACTTGGGTTCATATAACTCAGCAGTATCTATTGTAGAAGGTGGACAAACAATTGTCATACCTAATTCAGAAGGATCAGTATCAACACCATCTGTTGTTGCATTTGATGTGAAAACAGGAGAAATTAAAGTTGGTGATGCAGCTAAAAGGCAAGCAGCATTAAATCCAAAAAACACAATTTTTAATATCAAAAGACTTATTGGTAGAACTTATGACGAAGTTAAACATCTAAAACGTCCTTATGACATTGTAGATAATAATGGTAAAGCTGCTGTAAAAATTGGAGATAGAATATATTCACCAGAAGAAATATCTGCAATCATTCTTCAAAAAATGAAAAAAACAGCAGAGGATTATCTTGGAGCAAATGTAGAAAGTGCTGTAATAACAGTACCAGCGTATTTTAATTCAGATGAAAGAAGTAGCACAAAAGTAGCAGGAGAAATTGCTGGATTAAAAGTAGAAAGAATTATATCAGAACCAACTGCTGCTTCATTAAACATAAAAAATGAAACTGATAAATTATATTTTATAATAGATAGTGGTGGTTGTACATCAGATTTTAGTTCAATTTCAATTGAAGATGGCTTATTTGAAGTAATAGCAACAGATGGTAGTTTAGATCTTGGAGGTAATTTAATTGATGATGCACTTGTTAATTACATTTCTGATGATTTTTTAAAAGAATCAGGAGTAGATATAAGAAAAGATCCTATGGCTCTTCAACGTGTCACAGAAGCAGCAGAAAAAGCAAAAATTGAGTTATCTAATGTTACACAAACAGAAATCAATTTACCTTATATTACTGCAGTTGACGGAACGCCAAAACATTTAGTTAAAACTATAACTCGTGCCAAATTTGAACAATTAATTCAATTTTATGTTGACGAAACAATGAAATTAATTAAATCATCAATTAAAAAAAGCAATAAGAATATAAGTGATATTGATGAAATTGTTCTTGTAGGAGGTAGCACAAGAATACCATATTTAGTAGATAACATTGAAAAATATTTTGGTAAGAAATCTAACAAGTCTCTTAACGCTGATACTGCCATAGCATCAGGGGCTGCTATACAAGGATCCGTTCTTGCTGGAGATACAACTGACATATTATTACTTGATGTTACAGCGTTGAGCTTCTGTATTGAAACCATGGGTGGTGTATCAACTAAAATGATAGAAGCAAATACTACAATACCGACAAGTAAGTCACAGGTATTCAGTACGGCTTCGGATAACCAACCAAGTGTCCAGGTTAATGTTTGTACAGGAGAAAGACCTATGTATGTAAACAACAAACACTTAGGTACATTTTCACTTGATGTTCCACCTGCTCGTAGAGGTACACCACAAGTAGAAATCACATTCAGCATTGATAGCAATTCTATTCTAACAGTCAAAGCTGTTGATAAAGCAACTGGAAAATCCAATGATATTAGAATTGAAGGTAAATCATCGTTAACAAAAGAAGAGATTGAAAGAATGAAGAATGAAGCTGAACAAAATGCTGATTCAGATAAAAAAGAAAAAGAGAAAGTTGATAAACTTAATCAAGCAGATTCTATGATTTTTCAAACAGAAAAACAAATTGAAGATTTTTCTGATAAGTTAACTGAAGAAAACAAAACTGAATTGAATTCTAAGCTTGGTAATCTTAAAGAAGCTCACAAAACTCAAAATGTTGATACTATTGATAACTGCATTAAAGAATTGAATGATTCTTGGCAAAATATTAGTTCTAAGCTTTATGAAAAATCTCAAAATGAGTCAACAAATGATTCTAATCCAACAAATGAAACTCAATCACCTAATAAAGATGATTCTGAAAATGTGACAGACGTAGATTTTGAGGAAGTAAAATAATTTTTTTAAAATAATTTAAAATAAAAAATAAAGTCAGATTAGTTCTGGCTTTTTTTATATATCTTTGTATCACGAATATTAAAAAATTATAAAACATGTTCAATATAAATAGGAAACATCTTTGTAAGAAAAACTCAAAGTATTGTATTAAAGGTAATATTTATGATATTCATATGATATCTTTTAATTGTATTTCAATATATTTGGATAATTATCCTATTTATGAAAATTTTATATTTGAGGAAGGTTATTATACATATTTAAATTTTTATGATTATTTTTATACTGAGAAGGAAGAAAGGAAATTAAAATTAGAAAATATTAAAAATGTCAGATAATAAAAAAATAAATAAAGAAAGGAAATATCGTTGCAAAGAATCAATATATGGTTTTATAATAAATAAATATTATGAAATTAATGAGATATACACATATATGATTGAGATGCGTATTATTGTTAATTATCAATATAATTATTATTGTTTCTCATTAGAAGATGATTATGATTCACTTCCTAATTTTAATAGATTTTTTTATTCTGAGAAAGAAGAAAGGAAAGTAAAATTAAAACAAATAGAAGAATCACAAAAAATCACAAAAAATAATAATATTTTACTTGAAGCATAAAAAATAGTTGTATCTTTGTATCATAATTATAAAACTAAATCAAATGGAAAATCCTTATTATCAAATGATGATTAAAAATGCAAGAGCATTTGTTCGATCAAGCAAAAATCAAGAAGATGTAGAAAATAGAATTTCTATTTTTGAAATTAGTGAGGTTCTTGCTATTTGCACTGGTAAATTAAAAGAAGATATCGTTATTGAACTCGCTGGATTTGATAAATAATCTAAATATATTTATATGACGAAAGATGAAATTTTACAGCAAATTAAAAATGAAGCATTAAATAATATTGCTAAAATTTATAATCCAAAATATAAGTTTGATTATTATGAATGTGATAATATAGGAGAGTATGGAGGTGAAGATGTAAGTTGTTCTGAACAAAGAGAGAACAAAATCAGTTCTATTATTGAAAAAATGAATAAAGACATTGAAGAAACTAAGAAAAAATATAAATTTAAATAATTTATGAATATATTAGAAAATTGCAAGAAAAAAATAGAAGAATGTTTTGGTATTATTGATTGGGAGTTTGTTGTAGTTCAGCCTGACAATGATGTCGTTACACACTATAGATTCAAAAACAAAGATGGTTATAAAGCCTTTGTGACAGTAATTAATGGAACTGAAATATGGAGTCCTTTAGTCACTGATGCGAATGATGATGAAGTATTATCAATAAAAGACAATAGGATTGAAGAAAAGTATAAGGGTAGGGACAGAAGTGAAATAAATACTGATGAAGCTATATTTTTATGTTATGTTGAAGATGATGTCATTTGTTGTGTTATTGATTATAAAGCAGAAGATGAATCATACGATGATATTGAATGTGTTAATCATCCAGATTTTAATGAATATTGGGATTGTGTTCAAGAGAATATTTTTGAAACTGATCATTTTACTACTATTGAATCTGCTAATGATTGGTTAATATCAATTGGTATGGAATATGATTCAAAACTAAATCATTAAATACTTCAGAAGTGAAAAATATCATATTTATTCTATTTTTATTTATGAGTAGTTATGTTTCATCTCAGAATAGAGTGACTACATCGGTAGGAGTTACACTTATATCTATTAAAGATACAACTATTAATACAGCCATGATGCTTGAAACCAACAAGACATATACATTATCAAAAGGAATGTCCATTCAATACATGAACAGAACATATGAAAGACCTTTAAATATTGTTAAAATGTCAAATGGTAAAGAAAAATGGACATATGATAAAACTGTGGTGTATATGAAAGATGGAAAGATAGATATCATCAGGAATTTATAATAAAAATTAAATAATCATGAAAATAGAAGATATTAAACCACTTGGAAATTTCAAAGAAGTTTTAGAGAAATTTAGAGAAAAAGCTGACTCTATAATAACAAGATGTCACAAAGAAAAAGTTTATAACTCTGCACTTGCAATATTAATAAAGTCAATTTGTGGAGAGTTTTGTGTTATTGATGTATTATCAGATGGAATTAGAAATAATAAAGGGTGGAACATAGAAGAAATGAAAATTGACTTGTTATATACACACTTGATTATAATGGATTTAAATGATGTCGCTCAACTTTATTTAAATGGATTTAAAATGGACTCAAGAGAAAAACAACTACAAGAAATGGTAGATATGGATAATGATATTTTTGGTGAGTTAAAAATAGAACAATGATAAAATCAAGATGCAAAAAATTCATACTGAGAAACTTTGATAAGTTTGAATATGATAGTAAGAATGAACATTTTTTTCTTCATAAGAAAAATGGTTATTATACAGATATAACTATTAATCTATCGACTTGTGGTGATGATGATAGGTTTTACACAGTTTGTTATTGGGGTAATAGAGATTCATGGTTATGGATTTTTAGAGAAGATTTTATATTCACAGAAAACATCATCAGAAAAAGTAAGCACACAGAAATAGACACTCAGATAATAAATATTCTTAAAGCAAAAAAATATTATTATGAAAACATTTGAAAACATTTTATTTATAATTTGGTTCACATTATTATTTACTGTAATTTCAGGATTAATATATTCTTATTCTGTTAAATTATCAGAAAAATCAGATTTTATCAATTCTAAATATAAAGATTGTATTATTGAAAATGGAGAACACTTAAAATCAGGTGAATATAATAACTTAAAAAACAAAGTATTTCAAATGTATTTCAAAGATAGTTATTATACTGATATGACAATTAAACTTAAATCAGATAGCTCATATGTTGTGATATTTTGGGGTAATAGAAAATCAATAATGTGGGATATTAGGAAAGATTACTATTTCACAGTTGAGATACCATATAATAGAAGCATAGGTAAAGATGTATCAAAAGACATAACAATACTTGAAATTTGCAAATTAACTCAATTATATGATAATTAATATATGAAATCAATTGTAAATAAAGATAATGATTTAATTTCAAGATATTTGAAAATTAGGCAAGAACTTATTGAAGAATACAAAAAAACAACGTGTGAAGATGAAGAATTCAGAAAATATTTTTTATCTAAATTTGTTGAAAAAGACGGTAGTGTTGATTCATTGTTATTTGAATATGATAGAAGTATAATTAAATCTAAATTGACGGAGAAATCATACAATCTAATTGATGAGAATTATTTAGAATTAGTTGATAATGACTTCATTGCATATGAACACAGATATGGTCACGTATCTTTTAAAACAAAAGAAGAAAGAACTGAATGGTTAATAAAAAAATCAGATGATGATTATGATGCTTTTAAATTTTTTGATTGTATTGAATTGAAAGAAATAAAAGGCACAATTGAAAATAATTATAATGATTTTATAAATAAAATTGAAAATGGATATGTGATTTTCATAAAGTCAGATAGTTTATTTAGTGATAATTTAATATGCAATTTCATTGAAGAATAATAACACAATATATTTATGAAGCAATTAAGATTTACGACAACAAATCCACATGGTATGTTCTCTTCAAGTGACAGAGAATTATTAATATCTACTGATGATATTAATTTAGGAGTTCTAAGTAATTACTCAGCAAAAGGAAAAGGTGCATACATACATGGTGATGCTGAAGAATTAGCAGAATTTGATATTCCTGTTTTCTTAGATGGTGATTATGAACAACTTGATTTACCTATTGAAGAACAAGACATATTGATGATGTTACCTTCTGGTAATTATCAATGTACTTCTGATTTATCATACAAATCAATGATAATTGAAGATGAGTATTATCTAATTACTCTTAAAAAATAAATAATGAACAAAAAAGTATATTATAAAACAGATTGTAAAAAATTGATACAGTATAATGAAAATACTGATACTTTTTCTATAAGAAATGAAACAAAAAAAGTAGACAAAAGAATATCAATTAATGAATTTCGTCTTCTTAACACTACTATCATAAAATCTCAAGAGTTCTGTAGATTAATGAATATTCATTTCAATAGTATTAAAGATTCTTGGATGTTTGATGGTACAGAATATCAAAGTTTAGATAACTTTGAATATAAGGATTATAATTTATCAGATAATTATAATCTTGGCAAAGAAGTACCATTTCATGAAATTCCAAGTAGGTATAATCCTGATCACAAAAGAAATATGATTCTTGTGTATCATTGGGGTAAAGTTTACTATCATGACATTTCATATAATGGAGAGAAAACAGGTAGTTTGTATGACACAAAAACATTAAATTCTGTTCAATGGTGTAAATTAAAAAATTGTGCACCAATATTCAATAAAACATCTAAAAAAATAATGTAACATGAAAGTAAAATTAGAAAAATTCTACAATGAAATGAAAAATTTTGTGAATAGTGATGATAATGAAGGATATTCAGTGTTTGACTATTTATCAGAAGTAGGCGATATGATGAATAAATACGATTTAACTACTGATGATTTAAAAGAAATTGTTAATTTATATCCTAATGATTCAGATGTCATAAGATTTGTGAAAGGTCAATTAGAATTTGAAATTGAAGAAAAAAAGGAAATAGATAATATTAATATTTTACTAAAAAATAGTGGAGTTTTAGATATTGACAATTTTCATAAAGGTTTAAAAAAATTAGGATATAAAATAAGTTTAATCTAAATAATTAAATGAAGGAATTAATTGAACAATTAAAAAAAAGTTGTGATGACTTAGAATTAATTTCTGAACTTACTTTAAAATATAAGGATATTAAAGTAGTCGGAGAAATGCTTTTCTACAAAAAATTGGAGGAAGGTATTCTTAATAAATTGATGAATGCTAACGTGCATCAATTGGAAATTATGAAGAATTCATATAAATTCAGATATTATAAAGATGAATACACTGATAAACTCATTGACATTGCAATAATAAATGTAACAAGAAAGAATAAATTAAATAAATTAAATTTAATAAATTAATCATGGAAAAACTAAATGTTCTACTTTTTTTAGAAATTATATCACTTATGATATGCATTATATGTCATTTATCATCATTTATTACTAAAATAAAATTTCATTGGAAATTATATCCAACAACAGCAATTATTATATTAATGATTTTTCTATTTTCTATGTATATTGTTCAGCCACTCGCTCAATGGTTGAATGTTGGATAAAAATAAAAAAGTCATTAAAAAAGTCAGAATATTTATTCTGACTTTTTTATTAAACTATTTCATCTTATATATATACAAATATTATGTCAAATTGGAATTATAGAATATTAGCAAGAAGAATAGCATCAGATTCATACTCAGATGTACATTTTGGTGTTTATGAGGTGTATTATAATGATGAAACTAATATACCTGAAGCTTGTACAGAAAATCCAATAACAATATTATCATATGAAGGTGAATGTGAAGATCCAATTGAATCAATACAATGGCAATTAGATGTCATAAAAGAAGCAACTAAAAAACCAGTATTAGATTATGATAACTTTCCAAATGAGTATGTTAAGCATCTAAGAAAAAAAAAATTGAAACAAATTGGAAGTAAACTTACGTAAACTTTTCACTTATGATATAGTAGCAAATCCAGCATTTTATAACTGTACATTTAAAATAATATATGATAGAGAAGCTGAAATAAAAAAACTTAAAAATGATAGAATAGAAAAAATAAATAGATTAAATAATCTATAAATTATTTTTCAGTATTTTCATCAAACTTATTCAAATTGTACATTTTGATCATATAAATTATATGTTTGTCCCATGTTCTGGTTTCTGAATATCCTCCTCTTTTAATATTATGTACCCATATATTATAATCAGTAACATTATTTGTAATTAAAGTATTATAATACTTTCTTTTTGAAATAAATTCACAAAAATGTCTAAATGATGTTGAATCATTTTCATAACGTTTATAATGATTTCCTTGTTTTACTCCAAAGTAATTATGCTTAGTTTTACTTAATTTACTTGTTCCAGATCCACTTTCCCATAGAGAAATTGAAAGAATTACACTAACTGGAATTTTAAACTCATTGCTTAGTGACATAGATAATTTATCGAATTTATCTATAAATTTTGTTTGGACTGTTTGTGAATTAGTATACATACTAAAAGCCAATAGCATTATTATGCCTATTAAAATTTTTCTCATGTCTTTAATTTGTTTTTGATTGATGATTTCAAAAAATAGGATGTTGTATAAATCCAAAGTAATAAAATAGTTAAATCTGCCTATAAGATATGATTCGCAGTAAGGAAATCAGCAGATTAAAAATCATCAATTAATTATAAAATTAGGTGATTCTAATTTGATTTATAATTATTGTATATGTTATTATATAGTAATAAATAGTTACCATAAATTAACTCAGTATGTTATTGTATAGGTACAAATAAATAAATAGTTTATCTTTATTTGTAATTAACTAATAATCAGAATTTTAATATCATAGTTAAAAATCATTAAACAATCACAATAGTCATTTATATAATGAATATAATGAATATAAAGAAGTATCTTTGCATTCATAATCATTATAAATGTAAACACAATGAAATTTAAAGAATTAGACGAAATTTTACAATTAAGACTTAAAAAATCTTGTAGATTAAATGAATCTTTGAATGGCTGGCTACCTTCAAGTGAAGATTATGTTTATATGAAAGATGATGAGGTTGTAGAAATATTCTCAAATAATTTAGAAATAGAATTTAAAGATAATAATATCACATCTGTGAATAAGTATTAATCTTATTTTTTCTATATTTGACTTTGGATAAATATTTATCGTCGTTTGATATTATTTCATAAGGAATATTATTTTTTTTTAGTAATTCAATTTCATTTGATCTATCTCTATTACTATAAATAATATATACTTTTTTTATATATTTTATTGAAACTTCATTTGATACTATAATTTCTTCTGATATATTAAAATCATATGCATCTTTATTTGTTTTAATATCCCAATATTCTTTTCCAAATTCTTTTAATCTAAGTTCTTGTGCAATTGATAATCCTTTAGTTTTATTTTTTGGTAATTTTAGGTAATAATCCAAATTTTCAACAATAGGAATAATCTTATATTTATCACTTAGTTTCTGAGTATCAAATTCAATAACGCAATTACCATAACCTACTGCAGTTGAAAAATTTCTAGTCACTGATATTCCAATTCCATCTTTTATTCCTAAATTTCTTCTCATATCAGAACTCCATTGGTTACCCCATTCGCTTTTTAGTAATTTTATTTTGCCGTCAAGTAAAATATTTTTTAATTCATTAACTCCCTTATAAAGATTATAATTTTTTGACTCTAATATAAATTCTTCAAATAATATTTTCATAAAGTTATATATTATTTTTTTATATCAAATTTAATTAGTATCTTTGTACATAATTAAAAACATAAACAAAATGCTAAAAGAAATTTTTAAGTTCAGTGAAGACAGTTTTAAAAATGACATAGTTTATGAAAATAAACTTATTAAGAAGTTAAAATATAGTTTTGATTATTTACTAAAGTATTTACCTATCAACACTGTTGATGATAAATTCTCTTTTGATGATATAAAAATTAGGGAGGGTAAAAATTATGATTGGTTTTTCTTAGTTAAAGATGATATTCAATTATTGGTAAGACAATATGGTGGTCATTTCACATTTATTTGTATTAATAAAGATAAAGAGATTTCATATCATAGTAGAATGTCTGTTTTTACAATCAATGATGATCGTAAAAAAATGGATGACAAAACAAGTGACGAGCATTGTGATAATAATTATTTAACAATGGAGGAAATTTTTCCTTCACTATTAGAAATAATTAAAAAAGATAACGTACATACAATTTGGAATCCTCTTTCATTGGTTAGACCTGAATATACAGAAGTTAAAATAGCTCAAATAGGAGAAAATACTCACAGCTTAGATTTATTACTTTTTGCATGTGATGAAGTCTTTCGTATGAATTGCGAATTATTTTCTGAAAACGAAATGGCTAATAAAATAGCTGAATTTAATGTTGGTGATATGTTAGGTGATGCATATAAGATAACAGAAGTAAAAAAAGATATTGATGAAGAGTATTTTTATAGTACTGGCTTATCATTCATTAATACAAATTTTCCTGGTAGTAAGGCAGAATGGTCTGATATCTATTCATTGACAAGATATTATTTGGAGTATATTTTTCCTGAAAATAAATAAATTTAAAATATATAGAAATAAAATTATTATATGAAAAAAATAAAAACATTTGACGAACATAATTCTACAGTTCAATCAAAAGTACCTTTTACTAAGCAAACAATGAAATTAGACATTGATTGGAGAGCAGCAAAGGATTTTGATTTACACTACTATTATAAATGGGTGTGTGATCATCGTATTAAAAATGATGAAAATGGCTGTAATTTACCAAATGGCGCTGATTCTTGGGTAGCTGACACATCTAAATTGGACTATATGAGTAAACAGAAAAAAGATTGGTTGTATGAGTATGCATTATCAAAAGGTGGTAGCCCAAAACCAGCATTTACTATTAAAAAAGACACAAAAATTAAAGTTGTCGATGAAAAATACAATTTGATAATTGAAATTTTAGATGGTCCATATGCTGGTGAAAAATTTGAAGCAAAGTTATCTGATTTTAGAACTTGCTTGGTTGGTGAAGCTAAAGATGAAAATTTAGTTGTTTCTAAGTATAAGATATTCTTAAACGGAGAACCATTGAAATCAAAATATTATACTAACATGGGAAGAATCAAGCTTGCTTTACTAAATGCATTTGGGTTTCAAAATAGTAATGATAATGATAATGATAATGAAGATGGTGTGCCATATTACATTTCGGATTCTAGTTCAACAACATTAAGTAAAAATGATTGTAAAAATGTTAAAATCATTAGATATGACAATAATTCAAAAGTTGGAATTCCTGTTGATTTTAATGTTCTGGAATTTTATGTTGAATATTTGGAAAAAAAAGAGTTAAAAAAAGACTCAAAAAAATATAATTTATAAAAATGAAAGTAACCACAGAAGATTGTATTAACTCAATAGTTAAATATCTAATTGAGAAAGAAAATAATTTCACAAATTCAAAAGATTGGAAAAGAATTTCAAAATCAGGAAAAGATGATAATATCATACGCAAATTTCAAAACAAAGTTTCAAATAGAGAAATATATGTAAGATCTAGTGACTCTGAAATTTTTGAAGTTAGTGATAAAGATTTTAGTATGATTACAAATTTTAAAAATTTCACAGGTGGAAATAGTGGTAAAATTAAAACAATTGATAAAATTAAAAGTCAAAAAGAATTTTCTGAATATCTATTAGATGAATATCAATCAGGTAAATGGATAACCACCAAAGTAGACAAAGAAGATAGTGATGCATATGCTAATTTGATTTATCAGGGTGTTGATGAATTTAGGTCTGATTTGGAATCTTGGGGTGGCTGGATGTGTGATGATATTGAAAAATATTTAGACGAACCAAATTTGAAGATTGAAAATCATTATCTAAAAGACTCTGATATTGTAGAAATTGATTCAATATCTTTTGGAGATAAACTTCTGTTGTGGAGTCTACACGAAGATTAATTCTGATAATTAAAAAATCATAAATTTATTTATGATTTTTTGTTTATATAATTATTATTAGTATCTTTGTATTCAATTAAAACATAAACAATATGAAACAGTTAAAAGACACAAAAAAAATTACGCTTGCAACATTAAAAGGATTTGCAAAAAGAAATAGTGAAAATCTATTCGTAAAAAATATTAGTTCATTTGATGGAATGACAGATTGTGTTGAAAGTTGTAATGATAATAGTTGGAAAGAAACTTCTATTATTGACAAAACTAATTATTACAAAACTGGTATCAACGGAGTTTATACAGTAGGTAGTAGTCGTGATTATTTCACGTTACATGAAGATTCAATTTATGTTGGTATTGAAGTATATAACTCTTGTGGTAATGCTATTTTAGCTGTAAAAAAATAAATAGTATGATAATACCTGCAAATGAATTAAAGGCTGGAGACTTAGTAAGACCTTTTATAAGTGAAAGAACAATGAAAAGAACAAAAAAAACTATTCTTATTGTTGATGGTCCATTTGAATGTAATGGAGCATTTAAAGATTATTACATCACTTTTAAAACAGATGATCCTGATAATGATAATGAACTTTTCATTCATTCAGATGAAACAGTTGAAGTTATTGAGAAATAAAGAAAAAATAAACTAATGATTATTTTTAAATCAATAATTATAGAAATAAAATATTAAAATATATGAACATATATAAAATAACAAAGTTTAGAGATTTAGAAACAAAATTAGAAACATTATCGACTGAATTTATTTGTTCTAATCTAAACGAAGATGAATTATTAAATATGATTCACGAAAAAACAAAGGATGGCTTATTATTAAAATATTCTAAAGATATGGAATGTTATCTTGATAAAAATGTAGAATGGTATCCTTGTATATCGGACAATAAAAAATTTATGAAACAATATGGAGATAAACAAATCATATTTAATCATGAAAAAAAATATGGCTCACATATTATAATTTCTGAATGTTTAATTAAAAGTAATGTAACCACATTTGATTATACAGATTTAATTAAATATGGAGTTTTGAAAGAGATTTGACAATAAAAATTAAATACTATAAATTATGGAAAGTAAAATTTTAAAATTAGTTGATGAATATGAAGTTGAAATTGAACTCAAATATAAAAAAAAATCAATAGTAGCAATCATTGATAACGGAGATGAAATAAAAGTTATCAAGTTAGGATTTATCAATAATATAATTGAAGAAATTGATAAAGTCTGTAAAGTTATGCTAAAAAATAAAATAAAAAAGGATAAAGAGTTAACTGAAAGACTCAATAAAATAGATAAGACTATATTTCCAGATAATTTATTCGAAAAATAAAAATATGAAAACTAAAAATGCAATTTTATTCTCAAATGTAGACAGAGAAGATTACTGGGTATCTAATGGGCTTGTTTTTAAAGTTGAAAACACAGATACATATATTAATGCTTATAATGAAATAAAAGATAAATTAGAGTCTAAAGAAGTTATTGATTATATAATAGAAGAAGCTTGTTTATTGGATGATTTATTTGAAGGTGATGAAACTTATAAATTTTTGAAGACTGAATATATTCATAGTTTATATTTCACTTTTCAAAATAGTATTGGAGAACAAGTTGAGCATAAAATGTCAGCGGATTTTGTATTTTCACTTTAAAAAATAAAATTATGTCATCAGAAAACAAAAAAAGGAAATTGAAAAATTCTTATTGTGTTAAAAGTTGGTTAAAAAACAAAACAATAAAAATTAAAAGATTAGGATTCTATAATGCATCAAAAAGAAAAGTTGATAAAAGAATAGAAGAATAAAATAATTAAAAATTGAAAATATGAATAGATTTTTTGGTATGATGCCTTCAAGTGAGGTAAAAAAAAGTAAAAGTTTTAAAGTTGGAGCTGGTCAATTAACAGTAACAATTGATGCAGGAGAAAATGGCTGGACAATTTTATTTGCTGATAGCTCATCAGAATATAAAGATGTCGTAGATACCACTGAAAACAATTTCAATTCAGCATTAGATGTTTTGAAAACTCATTTTTGTGATATAAATGAAATAAATGAAATTGAAAAATTTGAATGCTAAATAATTAGTATAAAAAATGATAACAAATTTGAATATTGGAGATAAAATTATTCTAAAAAAACCTTCAAATATATTTGAGGAATTTGGAATACCATCAGATTTGAGTGTTGATGAAACTTATACTATATCTGAGATACATAAAGGATTAATTGATAATGTCATTATACGTGTTGGAATAAAAGAAAAACCATATTCATTATATTATATTGGATTATTTGAAACATCATTGAAATTTGAAAGAAGACAAAAATTAAACAACTTGAAAAAATATGAAAAAAACTAATTTAAAACTGGCAAACGGAGAAAAAGCACTAATTGTTGATAACAATGAAGTGAAAATTTTAAAATCAGAAAACTACAATTTTCTATTTAATAAAAAAACAGGATTCTTTGCCAGATGGGGTAAAACAGAAGAAGATGATGGAGATTTAAATCTTGGATTACCTGAAATTGCAGATATCGAAATTGCTGAAATTTGTGAAGGTGTTCCTGGAATAGGGCCATGTAAATTCTGCTATAAGAGTAATGGTAATCATGGACATAATATGTCATTAGAAACATTCAAAAAAGTTTTCGATAAATTACCATCAAGTATTGGACAAATCGCATTTGGTTGTGGTACATTGAGAAGACATCCTGAAATGTGGGAAATTTTCAAATATGCGAAAGATAATGGTGTCACACCAAATTTGACAATAAATGGTGACGTTGATGATGATGAATTTGATAAAATTTCTGAGATGTGCGGAGCATGTGCAGTTTCTATTTATGATAAAAATCTATCATATGACGCTATTAAAAAACTTACTGATCGTGGAATGAAACAAGTGAATATTCACTATATGATTAGTCAAGAAACATATGAAAAGGCATTTGAAATAATGGATGATATAAAAACTGATCCAAGACTTGAAAAATTAGGAGCATTAGTATTTTTGAGTTTAAAAACAAAAGGTAGAAGCAAAGGCAAATTTCATCAATTGACTCAAGAACAATTTTCTAATCTTACTAATTATGCTCTTACTAATTCTGTTCCTATGGGATTTGATTCTTGCTCAGCACAAAAATTCATGAAAGCAATTAAAGGACATGTAAATGAAGAAAAAATGATTCAATGTGCAGAACCTTGTGAAAGCACACTATATAGCTTATATGTTGATGTCAATGGCAATTTCTTTCCATGTTCATTTTCACCTGATACAGAAGGTTGGGAAAAAGGATTATCTGTAATTGATTGTAATGATTTCATTGAAGATATTTGGCAAAATGAAAAAACAAAAAAATTCCGTGATGGTGTCATAAAATGTAGGAACTGTGCTAAAAGTTGTTCAATTTATGAAATTTAATTTATATAATTTTTTATTAATATTCTAAATTTAGAATATTAATAAAAAATATGATATTGAAACAGTTAAAAATGTAAATATTTCTATCCACCAAACTATATTTGGCTTCATTTTTGGTATTAAATATGTTATAGCAGTCAATAACAATAAGCCTGCAGTTAAATACCATTGATTCATAATGAATGTAATAAATATTTGGGAGAAAAATATACCAACTATAGCTCCAATTGAGTGAACTGTATTTTCCATTTTTAAATCTTTAAAAGCAGGAGCAGCACCAACAAAGCATATACCTGATCCAGCTAAAAACATCAATCCAGATAACGGAACTCCAATCATAATAGCAGGAATTGCATATCCCCACATCGCAATAGTAAAAAGAAATTGTAAATTTCTTGGAAGTTTATAATAACTCAATGAAACTGATGACAATACTCCATATGTTAAAAACATTGATAATACATATGAAATGAAAAAAGTATTCATAATTAAATATAAAATTAAATTATTCATAGTTTATTTTTATTGTATATATTTATTATCAAATTTAATTTTTTAAAAAATGAAAATAAAAATAGAAGATTTATCTTTTAAAGAAGAATTGGAATTAATTGATTCTGCACTTTATAATGCTATTTATATTATGAGATGGACAGAAAACAAAGAAGGATTATATGCAGTACTTCAAGTAGAAGAAGCTGAGAAGATGGTGGAAGATATAGTAAGTGAATTGAATAAAATAGGGTACGAAATAAAAAAAATTGAAAAATAATTTGGTAATTACAAAAATAGTTTGTATCTTTAATAATATTATAAATGACAATATTTACACTAAGTCTTAATAATTTCTTTTTCGATATTGAAGATAATATTTTTTATCATAGATATAATAGTTTTAGAGTAAAGTTTGTGGAATTTCAGACACATAACGAATTTCATTTATATTACGGAGGTTACGATAATTATCTAGGAAGCTTTACTGATGAAGAAATATTTATTAAAAAAATGAAAGATTATAATATTAAGATATTGAGATATAAAAAATTAAAAGAATTAGAACTCACAAAATAATAATCATATGCAAAAAAATATTTTAAATTTAGTAAATAGTTTTTGGAAATTTGATTCTGAACAACAACCATCATCAAGCTGGAATGATAAACAAGACTTATTAAAAGAGATTGAAAAAATTCAATTTGAAGAACTTGCGTCTGTTCGAAATAAATTAAGTCCTATATATAATTTATTAACAATGTTAGAAAGTTCATCTGACGGAGAAAAAATAGTTATCAAAGATTCATTATATTTATTGGTAATATCTGAGATTAAAAAATCAAAAGAAGTTGTTGAATATATCGCTAAAAAAGATTTAGAAAAATGATTGATGAAAATGTTTTATTTTTAACTTTCGATGCATCAGGATTTAATGGTCCTCGTCTTAAATATTATAAAGGAGAAATTTATAAGTTTGTAAAAATAGAATATCCTGGTCTGAAATTTAATAGCACATTTACCTGTGTTGTAAATTATAGTATTGATATTAAATTGATACGTAAATTGAAATTGATGAGTGTAGCAAATCAAATAAAACATAATAGCAAAGAAGATTTAATATTAAGTTTTATTGAAAAATCAAAGACTCTTAATGATAAAAAAGAATTTCATTATCCTAATCCTAATTATTGGTATAACTCAGATGTTGGAAATGATATACTATTTGAAGAAAGAGAAATGTTAAGAGTTGAAAAATTAGAAAGCAACAAAAACAAATCAAAAATGTATAGTCAAAAAATAAAACAATACAACAATAACAGAAACTATCGTAGATAATTTATGAAAGAAGATACATGGAAAGATATTTTTATTAGACAAATTGGTTCTGGTAGATTTTGGAAAAATTTACTAAATAATGATTTTGATAATAGAAAATTTTTAGATAGAAGTGATGCAGTTTATATCTGCAAAAAAGCTCAATCTGACGCTTATGATAATTTAATTATAATCCTAAATAAAGATTATGATATTGATAAAGAGATTATAATTAATATTAAAAAAATACAATTTGAATTGTGGAATACTGATGATTCAGGATTAGGATTAATAAAATTAAAATAGATGAATAAATATTTCACATATACAATAAAAGACAAAAAAGATAAAAATTATCTTTTTATTAAATATCTTATTGTAACTAATATAAAATTTTCAAGTTATCATGAATGCGAATATGGTGAGTATATAACTTTCAGTGTTAATAATAACATTCCAAGAAAATTAAAATTAAAAGTTCTAAATAACATAAAAATTAGTTATGAAGAACAACAAATTTTAGAAATTATTAGTCAGTCTACACCAGGTGTGAGAATGGATGTTATGTGTGGTTCTGATTTTAATCACACTTCTGAAACAGCAAAAAATTTCTCAAATACAAACAACGTAATTTGCAGTTTCAATTTTAATGGTATAATTTGTTTAATTGACAAAAGTACAAATCTCAATAATTTATATAAGTATTATAATGATGCTCATTTGATGGAATGGGCTAAAATTGGTCCTATATGTGATGATGAATATGATGATAAAACTAAAATTGAGTATGAAAAAAAATTAAAAATATCTGAGGAAAAATCTATAAAAAGAAGAATTGAAGAACACAAAAAAGATATTGAAGTTAAAAGAAAGTATAAAGAAAAAATAAAAGGAATTGATATTGAACTATTAAATCAAAAAGATTGGGATGATTGGAAGTTAAAAAATAAAGATTCATACGGAAATTGTGTATTTGAATATGCTGAAGGATGGGCTAAATTAATGCAATCAGAAGCAAAATCAAAAAGTAAAGAAATTGATATTGAATTACTAAAAGAAATTGCAAGTAAAACATCATTTGAAATGGATTTTTTAGGAATATCAGGATCAATGTTTTATGCAGCTCAATCAATTCTTGTACAATGTTGGAAATATGGTAGTTTACTTAAAGAATGGAGTGAAATCAATAAATGAAAATAATAAAAGAAACTTGTTATAAAGGAACTAGAATTTTAGTCGGAGGAGAAAAAAGAGAATTAATAAATTCAATGATTAAAATATTAATTGATGAATATCATTTTCAGGAAATTCAAATACCAATCATTCAATTTCAAGAATTGTTTCAAAATAAGGTAGGAGAAGAAAATAACAATATGATGTACAATTTTAAAGATAGAGGAGATAGAGATTTATGCTTAGCTCCTGAATATACTGCAGTTGTTCAAAAACTATCTAAAACAACATACAAAAATGAAAAAGATGTATTATTATTCTATGTTTGTGAATGCTTTCGTGGAGAAAAACCACAGCATGGAAGATTTCGTCAATTCACTCAATTTGGAGTTGAAATATTAAATCCTACTCATGATTATCTATCAGAAGGAGCAAACTTACAACATTTAGCAATGAAATTATTAACAAAAAATTTCACTGATAATATTGATGATTATGTTATTAACAATGATGTAAAAAGAGGACTTGATTATTACAAAAATGGTAAGGGATTTGAAATAACTTGCGAAAAATTAGGATCATCAAAACAGATTTGTGGAGGAGGAGAATATGATGGAGGAGTTGGATTTGCAATAGGAATTGACAGATTAATATAAACTATAAATAAAATATTGAATATAAATAATTAAATTAAAAATAATATGAAAATAAGAAGTGGATTTGTGAGTAACTCAAGTAGCTCATCTTTTGTAATTTTATTACCTGAGAATTTTCTTGAAATTGTTGATTATGATAAAATTACTGATGGTGATGAAGATTTTCCATTAGACACGTTTAAAGAATTATTGAAAAAACTTATTGATGAAAATGGATTATATAATTATGATATTTATGAGTATATAATATCTAATGACGTGGAAGATTATGATTTACCTGATAGTTTAAATGATGTTATTCGTCCATACATAATTGCAGAGGTTGAAGGTGGTCCAGATGAAGGACAAATTATTATTGCTGATACTAAAAAAATCAATGAAATTTTAAAAAAGAAATAAAATTATGAAAGTAAGAAATGGATTTGTAAGTAATAGTAGCAGTAGTTCTTTTATTGTTACTATTAAAAATGGAGAAAAAATATCAAAAAATATTCTTATGAAGTTATTTGATTTAGACGAAAATTCTATATTATTCAACTTTGCAAATGGATTATCGGATTGGATGATTAACAATCTTAAAGAAATGAGCATTAAAGATATATTTGAAAATTATTGTGATTCAGGTAAGAATTTATCAGATGAAGAAATGATAGATGAAATAATTGAACAAGGATATCCTAATATATCTAGAGAAGATTTGTTAAGAATATTAAGAAAAGAATATCGTTATTATGAAGGTTCAGCATCTGATGATTCTGGAGATGGATTAGAAACTTATTTATGTGAAACAGGAATAAATGTCAACAATGATTTAATTCACATTCAAAGTGGAGGAGATTATTAAAAAAATAAATTAAAAATATGAAAATAAGAAATGGATTTGTAAGTAATTCAAGTAGTTCATCATTTGTAGTAAGAGGAATTAAACTTACAATATATGATTTAGCAAAATGCTTGAATATAAAAAATGAAGAATTTGAAGAAATTGAAGATGATTATGATAAATTTGAATTTTTTTCAAATAAACTTGATGATGAATTTAGAATTGAAGCAGATGGTAATTATTTTGGAGAAAAAGATTACAATACTCTTATTGTAGGTGATTCACTAGGTGGATTAGAAGATGGAGAAGTAACAGAATTTAAAGATCGTACAACAGAAGAAGATGATGCATTACGTCAAAAATTTGAAAAATATGGAATTACAGGAGTAATTAACACATATATTCAAATGGTGAGTAACGACAATTATTAAACCAGTTTAAAATAGAATTAATAATATTATGACAAATAATCAAACTCATAACATATTTTACTTTCTTGGAATTATGATAAATGATAATAAAATTATAAATACATCACCTGATTATTTAATAGAAAAAGCTAATGCATTTTTTAGTAAATTAGGAAAAGATGAATTTATATCTAATATTAAAAATATATATCGTTCTCAAAAACTAGATTACACTACTGAATTTTGGTTATCATATTGTCAAATATGGCATATTGATAAAAACAATTTTGAATTGTTAAATATTATTAATTTTATATTAAATTCAAATATTACTGATACTAAAAATGTGATTCAAAACTTTAAAAAATATATTGGAGATATTAATATCATTCCTGATTTAGATTTGAGTTTTAAATTGCATCCAACATTATTAATACATATAAATAAAAGTATTGATTTTGATAGTAGATATTTAAAGTTATTATCACTAAAATAAAAACAAAAGAAAATAAAAGAATGACAAATAATATAGCGTTAACGTATGATGATATTCAACTTATACCATTTTATAGTGAAGTAGAACATAGAAATAAAATTTCATTAACAACAAAACTATCTACAAATTATGAGTTGATGATACCATTGGTAGCATCACCTATGGATACCGTTTGTGAGCATGAAATGGCGTTTAAAATGTTTCAATTAGGAGGAGTAGGATGTATTCATAGATTCATGACTATTGAAGAACAAGTTGATGAAATCAAAAAATTAAAAAAATTAATTGATTATAGTTTATATAATCCTTTTATTAATGTACAGAATATTCCAATAATGGCATCAGTAGGCTCAAATGGAGATTTTTTAGAAAGGTCTAAATCATTAATAGAATCTGGAGTAAATGTAATTCTTATTGATGTTGCTCATGGACATCACATAAATGTCAAAAAAGCGATTAAAGAAATAAAAGGATTGAATTTAGGAGTGGATATAATTGCAGGTAATATTGCAACTGCAGAAGCCGCAATTGATTTGCAAAATTGGGGAGCTGATGGACTAAGATGTGGTATTGGTGGCGGAAGTCTTTGTACAACTAGAATCAAGACAGGATTTGGTGTTCCAAATGTTACAAGTTTAATAGAAATTTTAAATGTTGCAAAAGTACCAGTTATGGCTGATGGTGGAATTAGAACAAGTGGAGATATATCAAAGGCTCTTGCATTAGGTTCATCTACTATTATGTTAGGCTCACTATTAGCTGGAACAGAAGAATCACCAGGAAAGGTTATAGAGAGTCCTAATGGCTTATATAAACGATATAGAGGCTCTGCATCATTAGAAACAAAAACTGTTCATGGTCAAGCGGAAAGAAATGTGGAAGGAGAGTCAACAACAATTCCATTTAAAGGAGGAGTCAAATTTGTAATTGAAGGATTAATAAACGGTGTTCGTTCTGCATTATCTTATGGAGGTGCAAAAAATTTATCTGAATATCACCCTAAATGGTATCAAGTAACAAATGCTGGAATTGCTGAAGCAAGACCACATTTATTATAAAAATAAAAACATGATAACATGAAAATAAGAAATGGATTTGTTAGTAAT